ATTAAACCGAAAAAGCCGCTTGTCTTTGTGAACGGCGTCGCCGTTGTTGACGAAGACAGCTTGTGCGAGGTTTGTGTGCGGTGGTTTGACAGACTTTTCGGAGACGATCATCGCTTTGACTTGATCCATATCCCCAACGAAGGCAAGCGCACGCGCTGGGAAGGAACGCGGCTTCAACGCATGGGGCTTCGTGCCGGAACGCCGGACTATCTTGTGCAGCAAAACGGCGAGCCCGTCGGATGGATGGAATTCAAATTCGGCAAAAATGATCTGACGCCAACACAGAAAGAATTTAAAAATTATTGTGAAAAAGGCTGCTTCAAATATGCCATCGTCAAGAGCTTTGAGGAATTCAAAGACACGTTGCAGGCGTGGGGCATATATGATCCGGCAAAGGAGAGCGAGCTTCGCACCTCGCAAATTTTTAACAAATGGAGAATTTTATGAGAGAAAAATTTGTATTTTTCAAAAACTTCAAAACAGTTGCCGACAGATTGCCGGACGAGCTGCGCTTGAAGTTTTATGATGCAATGACAGCTTATGTCTTTGACGGGATTGATCCGGATGATGCTGTTGTTGCTGCGCTCGTTGACGCGATCAAGCCGAGCTTAGATAAAGAGGACAAACGCGGCGGAAATCACAATCCGACAGGTCAAAATCAATTTTCGCAGGTTAAAACAGGTCAAACGAGGTCAAAACAGGTCAATCCTTTAGAAACAAGAAATAAGAAAGAAGAAATAAAAGAAAATAATATCCTAAAGGATATTAAAAAAGAAAATGCTGAAGACAACACAATCGACATTGAAGAACTGATCGCAAAGACGCCGGATAAGAAAAAACGCTTCACGCCTCCGACGCTGGAAGAGGTCAAGGCATATATTGCCGAGCGGAATTGCGCTGCGGTGGTGGATGCAAAAAAGTTTTTTGATTATTTTGAAGCCGGACGCTGGCACGACAGCGAAGGCAAGCCCGTCCGGAACTGGAAGCAAAAGCTCATCACATGGGAAACACACGGACGCCAGCAGCGGACACTTAAAGCTGCTCAAGGTTTGCTCGGTGTAAGATCCGGAAGTTATGCGGAGGATGTGCCGCTATGACGAGAATTTGCAAAAGATTTGAAAACTGCAGCCTTGAAAATTATTGCTGCGACACGGAAGAGCAAAAGAAACTTGTTGCTGCGCTGCAAGACGGCATCAAAAACGGCTTTTCAAAAAATATCATCATCGTCGGCGGCGTCGGAACAGGCAAGACGCATCTTGCTTATGCGATCATCAATGCGCTTGCCGAGAAAAAAACAGGTTGCTCCGGTTATCGCTGGTATGCTGAAGACAAAGTCATTTATCGGACAATCAAAGAGATCATCGACAACATTCATGACGCTTGGACAGACAAGAGCGTCTCGGATATGAATTCTTTTTGCAGCTGCCCGCTTTTAATCATTGACGAGATCGGCGTCCAGTATGGCAGCGACAGCGAACGGACGGAGCTTTATACGGTATTTAATCGCCGCTATGAAGACGAGCTCCCGATCTTTGCAATCAGCAACAACAAACTTTCGGATTTGCAGCGTATTCTCGGACAGCGGATTTATGATCGGCTAACCGGAGGCGCGTTGATTTTTGAATTGAACGGCAGAAGCCACAGACAAGAGGAGAAATAAACCATGAAACGCATCGAGACGACAAAAGAAGTTGAAGAGATGATCCGGAGAGCCTTTGAAGTGGATCGGATATTGCCTCCGGTCATTAAGAGATCCGGAGGAAGTTTGCTCGGCTCGATGGTCGTGATCCCCGACACGCTGCGCAGCCTTGAAGATCTGGCTGAAGATGCAGCGCGGGACTGGAGAAATCTCTCCGACGAGGATCTGCGTTTATGGTGGACGGTTTGCGCTGACTGGCTGCCGAAGCTGAAGAGCCCGCTGCGGGAAATTGTGAAGAAAAGATGTCAAGGCAAGAGCTGGAAGCGGATCTCAAGAGAGCTTTATCACGAGAAAACAACGAACAGAGAGCTTGAAAGAACGACGCTCTGGCGGAGTTTTAATGAAGGATTGTGCAAAATATTAACCTTTTATTAACCATTGCAACACTTTTCTTGTTCTTTGCAACATTTTTTTTGCAACATTTTTTTCTTTTTTATGTTATAAAATTGCTATAATCGGGAGAGCAGTGCGAAGAAAAGGCTTTTTCGATTATAAACAAGAGTTTTTTTCATAAAGATCTCCTATAATGAAACCGAGCTCCGCGAGGATTTTTTCCTCCGGAGCTTTAATTTTGCGGATTGGTGTAAAAGTAGCATATCAGCTTCATGAGCTGAAGATAATCGTGCAACTCGATTGTCCGCACCCATTTTTTGAAAGGAAAACAAAATGAAATATAAAGCTAACCACAATCTGCTCTTGCCGGATGGCGAAACCGAAGTCCAAGCCGGAGAAATTTTTGAGTATGACGGCGATATATCGAGCTTTGAAAGCATTATTGAGCCTATTGCCGGAAAAGAGCCGAAAGCAAAAAAAGAAGCTCCGGAAGGCGATCAAAACGATCATCCGGTTGAGATGAGTGAAGAAGAGCTCCGCGCTCGTGCTAAAGAATTGAAGATCCCGAGTGCTCATAATATGGGACTTAAAAAACTGGCTGAAAAGGTTGCCGAGAAAGAAGCTGAAATCTCCGCCGCAGCCGTTGCTGAAGCTGAAGCGAAAGAAGCTGCTGCACTTGAAGCCTTAAAAGAGCCGGATGCTGGCTTTGAGGTTGACAACATTCCGGAAGATCCGGAAGGCGACGAAAATCCGAAAGCCGGAGAGAGCAATGAATAATCTCGGCGATCGTGTTTATTTTCCGGACTTGCAAGCAAACAAAGTCCTCAAAGGCTTTTGTATCGGATATAAAGTCAACGAGCAAGGCTTTGACGTCATCACGATCAAGACGGATGATGGAAAGTATTATGAGCCGTTTGCTGCATATTGCCGCAAAACGGAAAAAGAGATGAAGAACGACTTGCCGACTTTAGTCGCGCTCAATAAAGAGATCATCACAATCCAAAGTCAAGCGAACAGAAAGATTGATGAGATCCTTGAGACGATGCGTGGCAAGCCTCACTTCACACATTTAACCTTGAACGGAAAGAGCGGGAAATAAAAAGCCCGCTTTTTTCTTGCAACCCGAAAGGATAATTGCATGACAGCAGGAAGACCATTGAAATATAAAACGGCTGAAGAGCTGGAGGAGGCAATCGATAAATATTTTGAAAGCCGCGTTGATGAGCCGATCATCGACGAGGAAGGAAATGTCTTGCTTGATAAGACCGGATGTCCGTGTATGATCCCGCATCCGCCAACCGTTGCCGGACTGGCGTTGTGGCTGGGCTTTGAGGATAGACGATCGATGTATGACTACAAAGACCGTCCGGAATTTTCTCACGCTATAAAAAAAGCGATAGAAAAAATCGCCGACTATGCCGAGCAGCATCTTTATCAAGGCAAGGCGACAGGCGCGATCTTCTGGCTGAAAAATCACGGCTGGAAGGATAAACAAGAGACGGATGTCAATATAAACGATTATTCGCTCTTTAGTCAACGAACAGAAGAGAAAGCAAAAAGTTATGAAGATAAACATATCGGACGCAATGAAAAAAGAAATGGAAAATAATCTCGTCCCGTTCCGGTATGTTGTGCTTGCCAACGATCCGGAGAAGGAATTGCCAGCGGCAAAATTTCACTATCAGCTCTCGGATCTGTTGATGAAGTCAAAAAGCCATGTGGCGATTGAGATGTTTCGTGAGAGCGGAAAATCAAGCTATGCTTTGAGAACGTTTCCGCTGCATTGCCTCGCCTATCCGAAGCGAGGACTGGATTTTATTGTTATTATTAAGCAAAATCAACGCTCCGCCTCTGCGAAGCTCAAGGACATTATTGCCGAATATCTCGCAAATCCTTTGTTGAGACATAACCTTGTCGAGATCAAAGAGCAGTCGATGAACGCTTTTTCGGTGGATGTTTTGAACAAAGAAGGCGAGCGCGTCAATATCCGGATTGAAGCATACGGCAAAGGAAGCGGAATTCGCGGTCTGTCAAATCAAGATCGCCGTCCGTCGATCGTTATTCTTGACGATATACAGGACAAGGAAGACAGCCGATCCGAGACTATTCTCTCGGCTGACTGGGACTGGTTTTTGTCGGACGTCATCTTTCTCGGACGCTCGAGCAGGATCTTTATGATCGGTAATAATTTGGGCGAAAAGTGCGTCATTGAACGCTGCATCGCCAACGCTGACAGCTTGAAGTTTGATGCGATCAAGATCCCCGTCATG